CTCTTCTTATTCTTCTTAACCATGTTGGAGCCAATTCGGGGTATATTTATAAATGAATAACGAGTGAATGGGTTTCTGCTACTGTATTGGATGCCCGAGCAGATAGGGGACTGTGCATTCACTGGACCGCGTTCAGCGGGGCGCCGTGCAGTCTCTTGGCATTTTGTTTAGCACGGAAGTTTTAAGTCTGACGACACCGTTTTGGGCCTAAACCAGTGAACCCAATGCGCTTATGTTTAATGGTCCTCACCGTGCCACCAATCGAACTCCCACGTCCGAATGTTGACAGTCTCGCCGGTGGCTGGTGACGCGAACAAGTCGCATTCCCAGCTGCTAAGGACCTCCTCCCAGTGGTATTGTACCTCCACTGGAACTCCCCAGGCGACTGCGAAATCTTCCCTCGCCTGGTGGGTGATCTCCACGTCCCGGTCAAAGACGCGAAAACCACGGGGTACGTCGCGCGCCTGGCGGTATGTCATCCACCAGTTGCCACGCAATACGCCCCCATCACGTGCTCCGCGATTCGACATGTGCTTGTCGGCGGACCTGATGAGGGCGCGTAGATAAGGATCCACGACGGGGACACCTGCGAAAATGCTAAGTTCCCCGAGAGCAATGGTTTTAAGTAACTTCGGCCTAATCTTGGCATCTCTAAACTTGAGATTGATAGTGGTTTTGCTTAGAATCTTGAACGGGTCTCGAACGTTGAGCCACTTGCCGCCAATGCGGCAGGGTTTCCCCTGGCAAAAATTTGCCTCCCGGGGATCAACAACCACGTCCTCAATCTTCATAGTCAATCCACATCTCACGAAGTAATCGCGGACAAACTCCTCAGTGAAATCCCTACCCTTGTAGAAGAAAACTGAGTCGTCGCCATCGATAAGAAAATCGTACTGGCTGCCCGCATCCCAATGTTCCTTAAGATGTTTCCCGAATGCTGCAAGCTGAAGGCACATCTGCAGGCAATTGCTGGCTGCCGTGTCGGCGTCACCAGAGCACCGACCATCAACGTTTCGGTACTTGAACTGGCGGCCATCTGCCACGAAGCTTCCATCAATACCCACCTTCCACCGCAACAGCTTGCGCAATTC